GCTGATGGCTTACTGTCTGTCAAACTAGAACACGGTGACAAGATTGGCATCAACGAGAAGCAAAGAATATGGAGAGCATTTAAATGGTGGACTAAACATGCATTTACTGAAAATGTTAAGAAAGGGGAATCCGAATGAAAGTCAATATACAATCCACAAAGGATATTACCAACAATTATGGAATCAAGGCAGTAATCTACGGATTTGCAGGAGTCGGGAAAACAGTTCTTTGTTCAACCGCTCCAAAGCCTATTATTCTATCCGCTGAACGCGGTCTGTTATCTCTACAGGGCGTTGATGTACCCTACATAGAGGTGAAGACGATGGCAGACATTGGGGCTGCTTATGAGTATCTTAAAAACAATAAGGACTATGAGACGATTTGCCTTGACTCAATCTCTGAGATCGCGGAGTCTGTATTAAATGAGTTGAAGAAAGATCAGAAGGACGGTCGCCAGGCTTTTATGCACCTAGCAACAGCGGTTACTGCACTGATGCGCAATTTTCGAGATCTGCCTGATAAGAATATTGTATTCATTGCAAAGGCAAAGAAATTTGTTGATGAAGAGTCAGGCGTATCTTATATAGAGCCGTATGCACCTGGTCAGGTGATTAAGTTCAATATACCGTACCTCGTTGATCAGGTGATGTATATGGATGTTGGCAGAAAGGGTGAGCGCATGTTACAGACACAAGCCAATCGGAAATTTGTTGCAAAAGATAGATCAGGGCAGCTTGATGCACTAGAGCCGCCTAACTTAACGGAAATCTTTAATAAAATTTTAGGAGGTGGAAAACAGTTAAACAACGAACACTAAATGCAGTAAGGTAATTGTCTAACCTTTAATAGACTTTTTATAGATACATTAATTCTAGGAGAATTACACCATGGCAATGCTACCAAGCGTTTTTAATACAGATGATCACGAAGCCTCAAGCGGTTTTGAACCAATCCCAGCAGGAATTTATCTTGCAGAGATTGTTAAGACGGAGTTGAAGGATACAAAAGATAAGACTGGCAAATACCTTTCGGTACAATTTAAAGTAATCGAAGGCGAGCAAGCGAAACGACTTATTTTTTGTAATCTTAATCTTGTCAACAAAAATCAGCAAGCGGTTGACATCGCTCAAAGCGAGTTAAAGTCAATCTGCCTTGCAGTAGGGTTTGAAGGCGAGCTTGAGGATTCTGTTGATCTTCACAACACTCCATTAGGTATCAAAGTGGCAATCAAGCCTGCTGATTCAAAATGGCCTGCTTCTAACACTATCAAAAGATATTATCAAGAAGCTGATATGCCAGAAGTAGATGACGCCACACCATTTTAGGTAAGTAGGCTGGGTTTTGCCCTTCCCATACAAAAAGGGCAACTATTTTAAAAAGTAAACAATAAGAGAACAAAACAAATGGCTATTTTACCAAAAAGAGATATATTGAGAGAAAAGCTAGACTCAAGAGAGATTATCACCGATAGACCCAGACCATACTTGGGGTACTCAGGGATGGCAGCCTCTTGTTTGAGGGCGTTGAAGTATGGATTCCACTGGAGCTATGATCGGTCACACCCTGCTAGAGTAGAGCGGATATTTAGACGTGGGGATTATGAAGAAACCGTGTTAGAAGCAGAGTTCAAAACAGTTGGTGTTAAGATGTATGATGATCAGTTAGAGGTGGCAGGCGGTCATGGCTATGCTAAGGGGCACATTGATGGAAAGGTAGATAATGTACCAGGCTATCCAGGTGTAACAATGCTTCTTGAAATTAAGACGATGAACGATAAGCGGTTCAGAGAATACAGCAAAAAAGGGCTGAGAGAGACCAATCCCACCTATTACGGGCAAATTATGTCATATATGGGGAAATTAGGGCTTGACAAAACACTATATGTCGTTTCAAACAAAAATGATGAGAGTCGTGCATACACGGTTATGGACTTTGATGAAGATGAGTATGGAAGGCTTGAGGATATAGCCAACGCCATACCAACCATGACAGAGCTACCAGAGAAAATTGGTGGTAAGACTTGGTTCAGCTGTAAATACTGTGACGCTCGGCAAGTTTGTCACTATGGCGCAACGGTTAAGAAAACATGTAGAAGCTGTAAGAATATATCAATTGAAGGAGAAGGAAAGTGGGGCTGCCTCCTCGGTAGTAGTGACCTCGGATATGAAGAGCAACTATCTGCCTGTGGCGAATATGAATTGAACGAAATGTTCAATGTACAATGATTAAGTTAAGGAAGTATCAAGAAGAGTCTGTTGATGCACTCTTCAAATTCTTTAAAAAGAAGCCCAACGATCATCCAGTGATAGGCTTACCAACGGGCGCAGGTAAGTCATTTGTGATCGCTGCAATCATTGAAAGGACACTTGAAGAATACCCAGATGTAAATATATTAGTTTTGTCACATGTCAAGGAGATTGTAGACCAAAATTGGAAGTCTATCGTCACGTTTAGAGGTAGGGATGTTGGGCTATACTCAGCAGGGCTTGGTGTCAAGGAGATCAAACAAGTAACGGTGGCTGGGATTCAGTCTGCATATCACAACATAGACAGTTTTAAAAAGTTTAGTTTTGTGATAATAGATGAGGCGCATACAATCCCACTTAGTGGTAGTGGAATGTATCGAACATTCTTTGATGGAATTGGTAAGGCTAAGTATCTTGGATTGTCTGCAACATTATTTCGTTTAGGTGGTGGGCATATCTACGGCAAAGATAAGCTATTCAGTGATGTTGCCTATGACCTAACATCAGCGAACGCCTTTTCAAAACTTGTTACAGATGGCTTTCTTTGTAATCTGAAAACAATACCGACAAGTATTGAATTTGATACTAGAGAGTTAAGAACACAGAACGGCGATTTTAAGCTGTCTGATATGTCAAATAAATTTGATAGGAGACCTGTAACAGATGGCGCAATTAGAGAGATAATTAAATTTGGGGTGGACTACAAAAAGTGGCTAATTTTTGCCATTGATATTGAACATGCAGAGCACATCACGGAGACGCTCAATAGTGCTGGCATTCCAACCAAGGCGGTTCATTCAAAGATGGGTGCAGATCGCGCTACGGTTATAAAAGGATTCAAGCACGGTAAATATAAAGCATTGGTGAATGTCAATGTATTGACGACAGGATTTGATGATCCAGAGATTGATTTGATTGCGGTACTTAGACCCACTAAGTCACCCGTGCTTCATGTTCAAATGATTGGTAGAGGCTTGAGAATATCACCTGGAAAAGATCATTGTCTGGTAATGGATTTTGGTGGAAATACAGAACGGCTTGGCCCAATTAATAATGTTTTACTGCATGTTGCAAAGAAAGGTGGGAATGGTGAACCGATAACAAAAAGATGCCCGAATTGTGATGCAATACACCATCCAGCTGTAAGGGTTTGCACATTCTGTGGGTTCAAGTTCCAGTTCCAACATGGTCTTGGAAACTCAGCAGGAAGAGCAGTCATCGCACAAGAAAAGTGGTATAAGGTAGATGAAGTTAGTTATCACATCAATAAAAAGATTAATAAACCTGATACATTGTCAGTGGCATACAACTGCGGATTAAGTTTATTTAAAGAATGGGTTTGTTTAGATCACCCTGGGTATGCGGGTCATAAAGGTCGGCACTGGGCTTCGTTTCGTGGTGTGGATGCCAAAACAGTTGAGGGTGCTTACAATAAGCGGGATCAATTATTGACACCAAGTAGAATTAGGGTAGATTTAAAAGGTAAATACCCTATTTTGTGTGATTATTCCTTTTGATGATGATGGTATAAATAAAACTTATAGGGGTATCGAGAAAAACGATTATCTTTGACAGTAGTACAGTAGTATAATGTCGTTCTACCCCAAATTTGGGATGGAGTGATCAATAAGCACCCTACGAAATAGGGTACAATTTTTAATTATTTGTTTAGGAGATTAGAATAATGAGTAAAACGATTAAAGCTGCATTCAATGTGGCAATTAAAGATGGTAAGGGGGTTGACGAGACAAAGGTTGAGATGATTAAAGCCGGATGCTCATTCAAAGATGCAGGGCGACTCTATAAGGATTGGGCTGTTGAGTCTGGGATAATAATTGACCCAAAAGAACGTGCAAACAGGGTCGGCAATATTCTGGTGGGTATGGATTCCCTCGATACAGAGGATGGGTTTGATACCGCTGTGGAACGCATCATAGATTATATTGATGGCACTAGCATTCGTCAAGCGGGGGCATTAATACGCGCTTGGGGGAAGAGAACTGAAAACCCTATCTATAAACGGGTAAGAAAAGCGGGTAAAGGTAGGAATGGGATCAATATTAAAATTTTTGCACTCCTTAGAGCCAACCCACTCACTACGGAAAAAGAGATGGATGCATTCGTTGATGAAAATGGGAGTGTGACATCAAAGAAAACATGGCGCAGTCATTACCAAAAAATACGCATTCTAGTGAACGCCATTGCATTGGGAGATACACATGTCCGTTAGACTATTGTTTGATACAGAGACGACTGGATTACTCAAGAGCAACTCGAATAAGATAGAGGAACAGCCATATATCATAGAGA